CCGAAACAAATGAAATCACCCTATCAAAAGCGTATTGATGAGGAGTCTTATCAGAAACCACTGGACTACAAGCAAGCCCTCTCAAAAAAACTTCTAAAAGAGCATTGTATGGAATGTTGCTTTTCTGAGATTTCTTTGCGAGCGAAAGGTGATGATCTTCTTGCATTAAGAAGTTGTCATAAAGTAAAAGAAGAGTTCTTCGATACAGAATATCATCAGCCATCACATACTCTAGAATTTTATCGGCAACATCTAGAATATGCTTTCGTAGTTCTGGATTTGGAGCAGCCGCAGTAAGATCCTTAAATGCTCTCTTAGTAATTGCAATGTCTTTTGTGGGCACAAGACCAAAGCGTAGAAGTGCATTGAAACGCTTACCTGAAACGCTTCGATCTGTAACATCCACAACTTCACAAATTGATCTACGAAAATCTTCGTTGATCTTCATACCACGACGAATTGCGTTATAAAGTTCTTTTGGATTTTTCAGTGGTGATCCGGCTTTAAATGATTCGTAATCTCCAGAAGCGGCAGCGGCTCTTAACTTCGACGCGGACATACCTACAATGCCTTCAGCATCAGGATCTCTTTGTCCAGCAGAAATGATCTCTATATTATCAAAGTTATAATCAGATCCATTATAACGAGTCAGAAGATTCTGAAATTCTGAAACACGATCATCACCAACAACAAGAGACACTTCATCATAATTCTTATCTAAAAATTTCATCACACTAATCACAGTTTTTAGTGATGGTGTTGTGTTGATTCTTCGTGCATGTTCTGGAAATGCTTGCTTTAGAAACTTAACCTTAACCTTAAACGGAAGAGGGTTTCTTTTTGGATCGTTGGACTTAGAAGCAAAGATTAAATACTCAGCCTTTCGCTTCTTTGCCTCTTCGGCAACACGATCCATGACAACTTTGTGTCCTGTTGTTGGGGGATTGAATCTACCCCAAGCAAATACTACTCTTTTCGACATAGCAGGTTTCCCTTAGCCTAACTGCTAAAATAAATAAAATTTATTCTTGCTTTTGTTTGAGAGATTTTAAGCGTTGTTTCTCTGCATCTTTAACCTTTGGTAAAAGTTTTTTTGCTAACTTCTTAACTGCGGCACCTTTTTTTTCGAGTTTTTTGTCGATAGCCATTCTTTGCTGTAGATTTAACTCAGTTTTAGATTTACCTTTCGACAATTTCATAAACAACACCTCTCTTGCTTTTTTGAGAGATCTTGACTTTAAAGTGCCAGCATCAGCCATTCTCTTAGCTTTTATCGCACGAGAACGGGCTATTTTTTTGCCCATTCGTTTCATAAGTTGAGACTTCTTCAACCTTTGGGCTTTACTGACAACTTCGTTCATTTCCACCTCCTGAAAAAAGAATATGCCTTATATTTAGGAATCCCAGTTCTTTATGGCAGTGAAATTTTGATATGAAAATTCCAAACGGTCAACTAATTTAACAGTTGTTCCATCTTTATCCACAGCAACGAAGCCTTCATCTCCAGTAATCTTATATCCAGTATTCGTTTTGATGAATGTATTATACTGACTTGCGCCAGATCCCAATTTATCGACAATATCATTCTTCGCTGCAACAACACTTGCCTGATATTCCACCATAGCGATGAGAGTATTCTTCGCTCTTCTATATACTTTGAGATGTTCCTTTTTCACAAGCTCTTTTGCAGTCTTAGATTTCTCTGTTTTCATAGAAGCAATATGAGTATTCCACCATTCATCAAAATATTTTAAATATTCAGTCGCATGTTTTCTTGGGTTTGTTATTGCCTCTCCAGCACGAACCTTTGTGTTGCTATACGTCTTGAAAGAAGAACCAGCAGCATACGATGGAAGTTTGTCTTGCATATCAAGAAACTCTTTTAATGTTCTCGAATTAACTTTTCTGAAAGACTTTCCTGCCTTTGACAAATTCTTATCCAAAGCCTTAATTTCTTTTGGGGTGAATAACACTTTACCCGACAGATCGTGATAGTATGCGTCGTCATACCAAACACTCTTGGGTGTCTTCATGCCTGCAATGTTTACACCAATGGATGCAGACATATCAGGAAGGGTGTCGCCTGTATATGTAGTATGCCATACGACACCTATTTTTGCCGACGTGATCCGCTTTGCTAAATCAGAATTTGAAGGAATGGCGTAGACGATTGTGTTAGGTTGAAAAGTAACGTAATCAATTCCATCAATCGTTTCGTCAGAAAGGTCACTCTTGGTGAACATCATGTCACCCTGAATGACTCCATTGATTCCGAGCTTTTGCAATTCTTTGAGTGCAATCTTTAACTTATCAGCAAGACCACCAGAATAACCATACTTCTTTAGATCAGCATTAGACTTGACTAGCTTGGCATTCTTGGCAAACACCCCTTTGGTTCCAACAAAAAACTTTCCATCTTCAGGATCAGTTCCAGCAAAAACAGCGGGGGCTCCATCCCACTTCACATGCAGATCAACCTTCTTCGTCGATTTGCCAGAAAGCATGTCGCGAATGGAGCGAAGGAAGTTGATACCAGAGCGCATACCATCAATACCATAAAGAAAAACAAGATCTTCAAGGTGTTCAAGGTGAAGATTTTTGGTCGCATCTTCTGTTAGGTATTGTGTAAAAGTCTTCAAGTCTAAACCTCTGTCGGTGGATCATAAACCATATGCCCAACTTCAAACATCATTTTAAGTTCTAGTTTACCTTTTTTGTGACGAAACTTTGTTCTAATATGCCAGAACCTTTGCTTCGTTTCAATGTCACGAACTTCAATCGTGTTATCAGTATAGTTCAACTCAAGCTGAATATCCTTATTGGATTCGAGCTTTTTTACATTTTCCACAGTTATTTCATCTATTTTTGATGAGGAGAGGTTTATAATGTCAGCAGCATCAGAACCAAAAGCAGCAATTTTCAAGAGATTAAAACAACGAGATCTTAATTGCTTTTTGTTGCTTGATGCCATTTTATTCTTGAGGATTGCAAAAACTTGTTTCATTGCCTCCACTTTTTCTACTTTGTGTGCAGGACTTTTTGCCGTAGATGTTGCAATCCGTTTTAAATCGTCAGGGACATCTTTACTTGAAAAAGGAACCCCAAAGTAACTAGCGAATGTGTCCATACTATTATATGGCGCAAGATTAGCTAGTGTTGTTGATCCAGATTTTAGAGAGAAATTAATTTCACCAAGATTTAGTCTCTTTTTCTTTTTTCCAATCGTAGCTGTAATCTTTAACGCGACATCACCTTTAATTATACCACCAGAACTTTCTCCCGCAATGCCATCAGCTAATACAAAAAGATCAACCTCATCTTCCGTATTATTTTTGAGAAGATCATTTACAAACTTGTCGATTTTTTTCTGTGCAGAAGTATTCTTAATGAATTTGATGAGGGATTTAGTTTTTCTATCAAGATTTCCGATGTCTGACAAATTAGTGAAAAGTGCTTGTGCGTCTTTTCCAAAAGCACCCGTAACAGAACTCGGCTTCAATCTAATATCCAACTTTACATTAAATACATCCCTTGGTTTGCCGGGAATCTCATCATATACAGGATCAAACACAAAACTAACCACGCCATCATTGAATAGATCTGGCTCAATCAAAGAACGATACTTTCTAATTTCTCGCTCATTGTACTCACCGTCTCTCAGATAAGTGGCGACAGCAATGGCAAAGATGCCTTCCATCACATCGCCTTCATTAATTTTTTCAACCAAAAAGTGCTTAAATGATTGCATTGATATGCTCCGTAAAAATATTTATCAATGATATTTATAATCCATATAAGCTCAATGATCAAAGGCAACACCAAATAAAGACCCAGAATCCAAATAATATAATCCAGACTCTGGGTCTTAAATTTAGATGTGTTGTTTATCTAGGCAGTGGGATCGTTGGATGCTTTACCAACGTTAGCGCCCAGAACATTAATAACCCTGAGAATGAATCCAACGATTTTGTCGTCAGACTCATTTGGAGTAAGTGTTGCAACAAGAGCAGCAACACCAACCACCTGAGTTACAATCTCAACGATTGCACTTACATTTCCTGTTAAAAATTCCATTTGGTTCTCCTTTGTTTATGTTCTCATGAACATTATGCGATATATTTAGTCCACAATCAAATCTGAAAATGAACTTTTACTAATGCCAGAACTGACCGTTGAGGATAATCCACTATCCTGCATAATCTCACCCTGAGCATCATCTTCACAATCAAACAATCGCATTTTATTACGATCAACACCAATCACAAACCTGCGTTTGGCAGTCATATCAGAATAACGATTTTTTAATTGCTTAATCATAATCTGGTTCATCTCATCCAATTCATCTGTACGAATCAACGCCAGAAAAAGATCAGCCGTCGCAGGAAGTCCGAAACTCTCTGCCACGTCTTCCATTGAAACATCACTACTAGATGATCCAGAACGATTAATCTGAGTCGCAGTAACAATGGGAACAGCGAGTTCAACAGCCAATCCACGAAGTTCTTCTGCGATACTTTTAATTTTTTCATAACTGTTTACGTTTGCTCCCCTGTAAACCATCGACTGACAAAGATTGATATAGTCAATAAAAATAAGATCAGGAACAAACTTCTTTTTCATAGTAAGCTCTTTCACCAAATGTCTGAAGTGTCCTGCTCCAGCTTGAACTGTTGGATATTCTTTCACAATAAGTTTACCCGTAGTCTTTTGTCGCAAATCACCAATCTTTTTGTCATACATTTGCTTGGCAAGACTCTTTAAGTCTGACATCGAAACATTCATCAGATTCGCATCTATTCTTTCAGAGATTTTTTCCTCTGCCATTTCAAGAGTAATATACAAAACATTGTATCCACTAGACATTGCACTTGCAGCCATATGACACATTGCCAAAGTTTTACCAGCACCCGGAGATGCCATCAAAACATTTAACGTTTTTTTAGTCAACCCCCCTTCTGTAATCTCATTGAGAAGAGAAATGTCAAAAGGAATATGTTCTTCCTTTCTCCTATAATATGCAAATCGTTCATCAGAATCCTCAATATAATCATGTCCAATATGAGAATCAAACGAAACAGAAAGAGCCTCTGTCAAAAGAGTTGGAATAGCACCCTTATCTTTTTTCGTATTTCCATCAAGAATCTGAATAGACTCCATGATTGAATTGTAAATTGCCTTGTCTTGACAAAACTTTTCTGTTGCATCCATCAACCACTTTTCGTCATGATCTGAGTTGTTCTGATCAAGCTCATCTAAAAGAGATATAACAGAATCATATTCTTTCCCGACATTAGACTTTTCAGTAATCTCAATCGACAAAGCATCCTTTGATGGATTGGTGTTGTACTTATTTATATATTCGATGATCGAATTAAAAACAATACGCTCAACATTGTCATGAAAGTATTCTTCTTTAAGGAACGGAACTGTCGATTTTATAAAAGACTCGTCTTTCAAAAGACTCGTCAATATCACCTTCTCCGTTCGTGTTGTCATAATCAATCCTCACTTCCTCGGCGATGTTGTCTTGAACCATGTCTACCAGAATAGAAACCAAAAGCTGATCAAATGTATTCTTCATTTCATCAGGGAAACTCATGTTTTTTAAATCAGGTGGCATGTGAATAATGTCAAAGTCATACTTCATTGCTGGTTGTTCGTCCTCCGATTTCGGAGCCACCAACTTAAATTCACCATACTTATAAATCAACCCCTCAAAAGGTCCATCTATAATTTTAACATTTCCGTCAGAATTAGGAATGACATTATAATAACTTTTGATGTCTACTTCATTTGCTTCATTTAGAATCGACATTAGACTTCTCCCACATCACCACTCTCCTCCACACCTTCCGACATTATAGCCTGTGTGGTTCCATATTTAAACTCGACCCCACATGCCTTATCAATCTTATCTAAAATATCTTTTGTAAAAATCTTTTCTGCGTTTTTTATAATGTGACTTGCATAGTGTTTGTTTCCATCCGGCAACTCAATCTTATTAGAAACCTTCTTGAAAATTTCATGAGCCACAGCAAGTTCAATCAAACCATAATATCGGTCAAGACCAGTATCGTAACGAAGAAGAACATCAACCATCTTGTTTTCCACCGTCAAACGAGACTTATAGTTTCTGCAATGAATAACATTACCAACAACATCTGTCCCAACCTTTTCCTTTCGCTTTGAAAGAAATATAATATTATCAGCAGAATACTTCAAGCCACTACCACCAGCAAGTTCCTTTGTTGGATACAGACTCCCGATGCTGTCGTATGTGTGATTGGTGACAACCATCGGAATCCCCAACTTACCCAACTGAATCGTCAATACACGAAACGCACCCTTGATCATAGGAGCGCGAGTCATGTCCCTCTTCTCAGAACCAGATTCCACATCGGCAACTTCCTTGCTCGTTGACAACTGACCCAGACTATCCAAACAAAATAGAAGAGGATGACGACTACTTTCAGGCGTCTCCTGAACTCTCTTGAGAATAGTCATTGCCTGTGTACGAAACTCTTCAACAGTAGACACCGGAAGCATTGTTACACGCTCGCTATCAATACCACGCTCATCAAACATATCATGTGTAATAGCAGACTCACTCTCAAAGAAAATAACTCCACCATCTTT